ATAAATCTCCTAAATCAGAAATAGCTTGATCTATCGCTTGTTGTTGTTCTAACGCCTCTGCAGGAGTGTTAATATAATTTGTAATACCATCTCCTTGCCCTCCTTGATCTAAATCTCCACCTATCATTGAAGTGTCAGTTTCTGTAGGAGCTGTTGGTGTTAAACCTTGTGTTAAGCCCCCTGTCACTTGATCCTCACCACCTACATCTACTAACGTGTCAACAGCTCCAGGGATTTGTGCGGTATCTGTTGTCCCTGTGTCAGGTGTTTCTATAACAGGTACACCGGTGCTATATAAGTCATACAAGTCTGCAATATAACTTGTTTGAGTGGGGTCAAACTGTAAACCTGAATATTCAGCAACATCAGCCAATAGAGCAGGACTTGTTGGTGTAGCTGTTTTAAATCTAGACACATCTACATCAGGGTCAACTCTTTCAGGGTCTGCTATAATTGATTGGTATAATATTTCATCTTCATCCATTACGCCATTCCTCTTTGTCTAAGTCTTATGGATTGTTCCTCTGGTGATAATAAAGCTTGTTCAGTTGAGGTTAATCCCGTTTGTGATAAAGGTGTGCTAGCAACTTGCATTATGCCTGTATTAACTGGTGGTGTTATTGGTGCTACAGATGCTATGGGTTCTATTACTTTTCTCACTCCAATTTTTGTCCCTTCAGGACTTATTATGTCTTCAAAATCTTTAGTGGTAACACTAGGTGTTGGAGCATCTTGTTCTATTACCGCAGATTTAGGAGGAATTGGAGCACCATCATCAGGTAATATGAAAATACTACCACCTAATTTTGCTAAAATAGCTGCGGCTCGTTTACTATTTCTCGGTAGTTGCCTTAAGGCAAGTAAATCTTTTAACGAAGTTGGATTTAGTAACGCTCTAGCTATTACTCTATTTGATGCTGAAGTAAATAATCTTCTACCTGCTGTAAATATTCTACCTGGTGTTGTAAATTGACCCAACCTTGCTCTAATAATATCAGTAAATGCATTTGCAACAACTCCTTCTGCTGCTCTAGAGGGAGGTTTTCTAGCTATAACTTGAAGTGCATTATTTAAGGTATCTAAATTTTTTACATATTCTTTTCCAAATATCTCTTGCAATGCAACTCTATAACCTCTTTCACCTCCAGCTCCATTTAAATAATTATTAAAAGACCTTGCATTTAAAACTCCATCAACAGTTACTCTCTCATTTAAATCTGTTAAAACATCTCTTTGAAATTTTTTGTAAACACTATCGTTTTTTACAAGAATGTCTTTTACTGTTCTTATCTCTCCAATATTTCCTGGTTTATATATTTTATTAAATATTTCTGAAGGTGATGCGTTAAACAGTTTACCTTCAAATGATTTATTTATCTCTTTATTTATTTGTGTAAGAGCTTTATTTGTTTTTTCTATGTTTCTCTGTAATCCACCTATTCTAGAAATTTTATTAAACTCAGCCTCATTAAAGAATATTCTTAATGGTTCTCTGTATTTTTTTATAAAAGCATTATGTTTAGTTAAGCTTG